TGTTCCGCATGAATGTTGAACGTTGCATTAATTCCGGATCTGTGCCTATTGCTTCTGAAAAATTGTAGTTTGTTGCTTTGATGTACTGAGAATTTGCTTTATTCATCTTTCTTATCCTCCTTTACTTCAGGTACTTCAGGATTTGCTTTTAACATGTTTTTTTGTGCATTGAACAGCTCTGCTCTTTCTTTATCAAGTTTCGCTCTTTCTATGGTTCTTCATGAATTCATTTGTATTTCTTGTTACGTGGTAATCCATGTATTCAGCGATTTCCCTGACATTTTCTGGTAGCTGTGACAGATCCATTGTATTTTCACCGTTCCACGGTGCTATTTCGCCGTGTTTTACTCTTTCCATGAGTGTTACCGGGTCAGCGTTTTCACTGAAACTGTTGATGTAGTCCTGATAGTCGTAAGTTTCTTTGACTTCAAGAGAATCCTCTCCTGTCAAAGGGTCTTTTTTCACTTTGTATACTTTTGCTAATCTTGAACCTTTATTCGATTTTGAATTTGGTTCATATGATGTTTCTTGCCATGAAAATAACATTAATGTCTCCTTTCTAAAAAAGACGGCATATGCCGTCTTAATCGCAATAATGTAAAAGAGTATGTGTAGCTGATGAATTAATTAAGCGGAATATCTGTGTATGTAGCCACTGTGTTTTCCGGATCGTACAGGTCAGTTTCGGCGATTTTGACCAGGCGGATGTCTCCCAGGTCTTTCTCCATGCTTTTGACGATGTTTGTTTTTGCCGTCAGATCATTTGCGAATGTGTGGATGCCGATGATTTTCCCTGACATTTTGTCATAAATTCCATAGATACCGATCGGGTCGAAGCCTTTTGTGGATGTCTGTTTGATGCTCATAAGATTTTACCTCTCTTTCTTCTTATCGTGTCTTTGTAGATGTTCATCAGATTATGAGCTATGGTGTCCCAGATGATTTTGTCTGCGATATTGTCCGGCATGATCTGATAAATAGACAGCTTTGTTGTACTGTTTACAGATGTTATCTTTATTGATTCCTTTTGTGTCTGTGATGTCGATACCTGATATGTCGCTCCATGTCATCCCGCATTCGAACATGGCGTCTGCAATGTCGTATGTGTTTTTGATGTAGATTGCTTTGTTCAATTTTTTTATTGTTAATCCGTAACTCATAATCTTACCTCCTTTTGGTTGATCGTTAGATCATAACCTTGTACCGCCTCTAGGCAGTAGCTTTGGTTTGTTAAGCTTGTTTGTTTTGTTTGCCGTTCGCGCGAACTTCTTTGCATCGTTTTTACTTGTTTTCTTTCCTCTCAATTGCATCCCCCCTTTCTATTGCTGATACCAGCTTTTCGGTGACGATTGTGTTCTGTTCAATCACCTTTCTAAGGTTATCAATTTCATATTTGTGGTTTTCATCTTTTTTGTTTATGTACCCAAAGCAGACGAAACAACAAACGATGGGAAACCCTAGAGAACTGACTAACTGAATTATTTCATTTACTGACACGTTACCTCCTTTCTGTGACATACCTCTTGGTGCATCTTTATCATAGCCTATATTTGATAATTTTTCAATATATTTAAGAATTTTTTATGAATATAAGATGTTTCACGTGAAACATTTTATGCAGAATTTTATACATTTCTGTTATCTGATGTAACCTTTTGTCGAGAGTGCTTATTATATATATAGATAGTAATATATTTCCGTAGTAGTAGTAGTAGTAGTGTTGAAACTGTGAAAAACCGTTTCAAACCCTTGTGGTTGAGCGGTTTTCCGTGTTGATAATTGGGGGGAAAACGTGTGGATAACGTGTGGATAACTGTCGAGTTATCCACATTACATTTCATACTGCTTCTTTGTGATTTTGAATTGTTGGTGTTTCACGAACTCATCATAATGCATATTATGCAGATTTTCTGTATCCTTTATACATTCAATTTGTCTTTCTATGTTATCTTCTTTTAGATTTTGTACCCATTCGCTGTATCCCATTTTCTCAAGTTTATTGATGAAGTACTTCGGCAATGATACGCCTTTTGTTTGTGGCATTTGAAGAGTTGGTTTTTCTAGTATCTGATCTAGGTGTTCTTTTAGGTATCTGTGACCTATTCCAGGTGTCGATGTGATGAACTCTTGTTGGTAGTTAAGATATTTCATCCTCTCGGCTTTCTCATTGCCTTTATAAGCCTTTTTCATCGTGTACCTTGCTGTATATGCCATGCACGCCGTAGAAGCCCTAGAAAGCTTGATAATGCCTTTCTTATCCCATATTTCATCAAGGGCTGTGCTACCGTATAGGTTGTATCCTGTTCTGGTTCTTCCAGCAGGATATAATGACAATTCTATCTCCGGATCGTCAGTTAGTAGTATCATGTGATAGTGTGGTCGTCCATTTTGTTCACCGTATTCACCAGATAGCATGTATTCTATATTTTGATAGTGTCTCTTGCGGGCCCGATCTCTTAATATTTCCTTGAAATGTCTAATTTCTGCTTTGTTTAAAACTGGAACTCTTTCTATTACACCATCGGAGTTGCAGAAATCTTGCATAGGCAGGTTATCATCGTCATAAGTTATCGTGATGAAATATTGATACTTAAAGTATCTACTGTCGCACCATGCTTGTTTTGCTCTATCGTATGATTTGATTAGTTTGCAGTAATGGCATCTACCGCATGGTACTGTTATTCCGTCTATTAGGTTGTATTTCATTCTTAGCTTGTATACTTCATGTGGATCCTCTCTACGTGATACATTTATCCATTTACCATTCTGACAATATACATATTTTGTGTCATATGATCTGTAAAGTATTTCTGTTCCTTCTGATCCATCTTTCTTTATCATTTTACCGATTTTAAATATTCTTTTCGGCATTAAACAGTGTTGTATCGTCATTTATCCTCCTTTTTAAAAATAGGCTGTCAAGGGCGGTCAGACCGTGGTCTGACCGTGTAGCTTGCCCTTGATTGCCGGAAGTTTACGCTCATAATATTGTTTGAGGAGATTGAAAGACTATGGTCTTGCAATCTCCTCTTGATTAATGGTACGGAATCGCGAACCCTCTTGTTCTAATAGCGATTCCGTGGGAATTAGAATCCCCAGTATTTACGCACTTTTTTCCAAGCTTTTTTTGCTCCAGCTTTTATGTTGTCCCACAGATTAAAACCTTTGTTGATGGCGTTGTTGGTTCTTCTTTGGAATTCTTTATTGTTATACAAGACGCCGGTCGGGTTTACACCTTTCGTAAGTATGTTGTTCTCATTCTGTGATTGCACGTTTTTATAAGATGTATCCGAGCTGTATCTTGATGCATTGTAACTCCGATCTGCTCCGTATCTTGATGCTGATGCTGATGCGTATGCTGTTGCCATTTGTGCGTTGGTTGCTAATCTCGCTCTTTGAAGTTCTGCTTGCATCTGCATCTGTGCTATCTGTAATTTTACTCTGTTTTCCTGTAGAGCTAGCTCTCTCTGCATTCTGTTCTGCTCTTGAGCATTAGTGTAAGATGTCATTGCATTAATGATATCTGTTGCAGGCTTTGAGGAATCTGCTGAAGCTGTAGCACCTGATGTGGTGCTTGCTCCTTGTGCATTTAGTGCGAAAATGGGATTAAGTCCTGCTTTTTCAGCATCCTGCATTTTACGTTGCAGAGCTGTATTAGACATTTGTTCTTGCCAGTCTCTGTTCTTCTGAGCTTCTTGTGCATTGAACTGATTAGACTTTTCTGTCTGCTCTGCATTCCACTTATTTTGCTTGTCGGCTTGTGCCGTCATCCATTGTGTGTACTCTGACATTTATTCACCACCTTTGAGCAATGTGTTAGATTCTCTCCAATCCTGGAACACTGTGAACCGGCATCATTCTCGTATGCTTGTTCGAGAAATAGAAGTTTCCGAAAAGCTGTGGTACTTTAGCTGTTGGCTGTATCGATAATGATCTGTTGATGTTGTTTGCATCTTCTTTTATCCAGTCCGCACCGTTGGTAGGTTCAGAATCGTAGTTGTCACACCATGTCCATGGTGAAAGGCCGCCTTTGATATCCGGTCTTAACGATCCTGTTACTTTATTCGGTGAATATTTATATTCCGCACCGTATTCCTGATATCCCCAGATATCCTCTTGAGGGTTTTTTCCGTCTGAACCTGTTAGATTGTCCGGATTCTGTGCATTCGCGTTCGTTGCGTATATTTCTGAAAGATATACCGGAACGTCACCCATATTTGCATATTCCGGCATATAGTAGTCTTCCAGTTTATATCGTGTCCACTTTTTTTCGATTCCCTGGCTGTAGCTGTGGTTATATCTTGCTACTGCAATGCACATTAACCAGCCGTGTTCCGTGAACGATTTGGTAAAAGCGTGTGGGTTGTCCATATTTGTCAGTGACCTTCCAGATATGTTACCCTGCGGAGTTGAACCTTCCTCACTTGCACTTGTCTGTACTACTTCGCTGATATTGAGTGTCATATGGTTGATACCGAGTAGTTCAGTTCTTCCTGTTTCGATATCCGGCGCTGATACACCAAAGAAGCCGAGAAGGAAATTCTCGTACCTGTTACCGCATCTTGCAGAGACTTCTGCAATGTGCTGTTTTGCGATACTCTTTCTTAACTCTGTTAGATTCATTGCGTCCACAAATGATTTGTTTGAGTTGTAGTCAGCACCTCTGATATCAACTCCTAAGTTAGCCGGTGTCATTGTTGCTTTGTCAGTTGGAGCTGTACTTGTACCGGAAGCTTTGTTATAATATTGATGTAAAAATGCACTGTTGTCGGCCTGATATGTCATATCATACCATTTCCATGCATCCGGCAGGAAATTCTGTTCGTTGTTCTTGTTATACAATCCCCAGAGTATTCCCAGTTCGTTATCTCCTTCAAGCTCAGTTCCAACTGCTCTGACCGGTAATACTGAGTTACGGATACCATCCAGCAGACTTACTGATTCACCTCTTTGAGGTGACGGCAGGCATGTCGTAAAGTAATCATGGTATTTATTTGCTGAGAGTGGTTTACCGCCTTTTGCTGGATCTGATTTATCATATGTTACGTCTGTGTTTCCGTAGTCAATCAGGGCTTCTTCCTGATAGTTTGTGTCTCGAAACCAGTCGTTCCATACCTTAGCGTACATGTTAAACGGCAGCCTGTTGATCGCTATTCTTTTTGATTTGTCTGTAGTCTCTTTGATTAGAGGCAGTCCGAAATAATCCCATACTGTTCCGATACCGTCATCTGGGTTGGCGAATCCAGATGTTTTCAGAACAGGAACTCTCAGAGGCGTTTTGTCCAGCCATGCGGATTTGGATTCTCCACAAAACTGTTTCCATCCATCCCATAATATTCTGTTTGGGGCATAGAACCAGTACAGATCCAGATCCAAATTGTCATACGGTACTGTTGCTAATGTCTGCATTCTTAATGCCATGTTGACATTCATCTCAACTGTATCGTTCGGAAGTATTTCCTCAATGTATATCGGGATACATAATCCTGCATTGAAACCCGGTCGCATATGCAT